GATCCAAAAAGTATTTCGTTTCGTTTTTGGATTCGGTCTGCGGTTTTGCGGTTGATGTGTCTTGCGCCTCGGCTTGCGTTGCATGGGGCGCAGGATGGGACGAGGTTGTCGATGGAGTGGTCGCCTCCTCGGTCGAGTTCGATGAGGTGGTCGGCTTGGGTGGCTGTGGCTTTGCCGCACCAATGGCAGGTGGGTTGGCCTGCGAGGATGATGGCTCGGTTGCGTTTGTATTCGGTGTCGTTGTAGCCAGCCATGGTTTCCTGTTTGAGTTAGTTAATACTATTAGTGTTTAAGTATTTGTTCTTTCAGTTCTTTCTATAACGACTGGTTATCCGACGTCGGAAAACCTGTCGTCGGTCTGTGGAAATGTCAGCCACTTTTCCCCAAGGTTTTCCACAGGCTGGTCGTAGATGAGGATGTCGTGGCGCCATGTCCCGTTTGGTAGTTGAGTTCGGGTGCGGCGGAGGTAGCCGTACTCCTCGAGCTCTTTGAGGCCGGTGCGTACGGCGTGGATGCCTTCGGGGCTGATCGAGGCGAGGTGGGCGGAGCTGGTGCGCCAATGATCTACCTGCGATAGGACGTAGATCAGGATGCCTCGGGCTTTCCACGAAAGCCGTTGGTCGCGGATGACGTCGTTGGCGATGATGCTGAAGTTGTCCCGAGGTCGGGCTGAGCGGACGATCATTGTCCCTCGTAATGCTCGATGACGGCCATGGCCTTGACCAAGCGGGAACGGAGGCGGGCGTTTTCCTGTTCCATGCTGGCGAGGCGGGCCTCAAGCTCATGGATTTGTGTGGTGGCGATCTCCATAGTGCGGGCGGCCTCGTTGATTTGGGCGATCATGGCGTGGATGTCGGGGCTCATGGTTTCCTTTCGGTGAGGATTGCTTTGATTTCGTTCCAGTCGGAAGGGCGCCAAACATAGACCTCGGCGCCTCCGGATTTAAGTGTGGTGATCCAGTCCTGCTGGTTTTCGGTGACCTTGCCGATCAGCGTTTTCAGTTCGGCAAAGATGACGCCGCGATCGCGGTGCGCTAGGACGAGGTCGGGGAACCCGAAGTCGCCTGCCTGGCTGGATAGCCATTTGCCGCGCTGGTTGCGGGCTGGGAGAACGTGAAGGACTTTCCAGCCGTTCCATTGGGCGGTTTCGATCACCAGCGTTTGGAACGATGCTTCGGAGATCATCAGAAGGGTTCCTCGCCCATGGCCTGCGCTTTGAGCTTGTCGATCAGCTGTGAGGTCAGTTTCTTGGTGGCTGGGATTTCGCCCGCGTATGCCAAGGCTTTGAGCATGCGTTTTTGTGCGTCGGTCGGGCCGCCGTCGGCATTGCCGAGGGGCGTGGGCGGGTTGGTGCGGGCCTGTATCTCGTTGCTTGAGGCCAATGCTTTGTCGATGCCGATGCCCATGTAGCCGAGGGCTCGGCCGAGTGCGGAGGTGAAGCCGACCATGCGTTCGCTGTTGCGGGTGTAAGGCGTTTTGCCTGGGAAGGGTTCGGCGGCGGTGGCGATCGTGGGCCGCAAGTCGTCAGCTGTGCGCCACACGGTGATCTCGCAGATCAGCAGGACTTGTTCCTCGATGCGTTGGATCTCGAAACCGGTTTCGGATACTCGTAGGTCGGGCCAGCGGCGTAGGGCCTCGAGGAGCCGGTCGTTGACGGGGACGTAGCCTTCTAGGTTCATTGGTTCTCCTGTAGTCGGGTCAGGTTTTTGAGGTGTGAGCGTTTGAAGCATGGCCAGCACCATTTGCGCCATTCGCCGTTTTGCCGGTATCGGACGATTTCGTCGCCGATGACTAGCTTGTGGCATTCGGAGCAAAGTGCGATGTCGGGGCTCACGATCGGTTGTTTATCACACGGGTGCGTCTGATTTTCAGGCGTTCGTTCTCGGTTGTGCCTCCCCAAATGCCAGGGAGGGTGCGATGGTCAAATTGGAGTGCGAACTCGAGACAGTCGGGCTGGACGGCGCATTGGCGGCAATACCCTTTGGCGTGGACGATGTTGACCTTCATGTGGCGTCCTGGGACAGGGAAAAAGATGTCGACGGGAAGATCGGCGCATCGAGCGTCTGCCATCCAGTCACGCTCCACCGGAGAACCTCCACGGTTTCCAACCGGAGCCCTGCCATAGCGCTAGGGCGAAGGTCAGGTTTTTGCGTGGGTCGAACATGTCGTCGTGTGTCCAGCCCCAACCGGAATTGAGCCAGGCGGTGTGGATTCGGTTGATTTGAAGTAGGCCGTGATCGGGACCGGAGTCGGCTGCAGGTTGGCATCGGGATTCGCGGTACATCACCGCCAACAGTTTTTCGATGACGATCCGATCGGCCGGCCAGCCAACCTCGAGGGCGAGCGGAACCCATTCTTGGCAAGGCGTGTCGGGCCCGACAAGCGTGGGAATGGTCGTGGTTGGTGTCTGTGTGGTCGTAGGAGCCTCTGTGGCGGGTGTGGTGGGTGTTGGGACTAGTACCACCGTTTTCGGTGTCACAGAGGCGTAGGTGATAATGGCGGAGCTGGTTTGGGTGGGGGTGTCGGGTTGGCGGGTTTGGTATCCCCACAGGACGGCGCCCAGGAGGGCTAGGCCGAGGAATAGGCGGTTCATAGGGTTCTCCAAATGGTGAGTCGTTGGCCGTGGCAATGGTCGCCGCCACGGGTGGATTTGCGGGTGCGGTCGGTGGCCTCAATGCGGCCTTCTCGAGCGAAAATGAGGAGCTGTGAGGCAAGGCCTTTGGTGACGGGGAAGTCGGCTGGGAGGCGCGTCCAAATGTCGTCGGCGGTGAACTCAGGTTGGAACTTGATACAAAGCTCAATCGCGTGGTGGAGTTGACGGATTTCGTCGTCTGTCCATTTGCGGGCGGCTTCGGCGGATCGGGCGAGGCCTCGTTCGGTCGGCGTCGGTGGGATGACGTCGAACAGGGACGGTTGGTTCATTGGTTTCTCCTAACGGGTCGGGTCGCCTGGTGGGCGCCGTTGGTTAGGGATGGTCTACCGACTCGGGTGAGGGTAGGTCAAGCCTTTGGGTCGTCGTCGTCGGAGCTCTTTTTGAGGGCTCCTCCGGCGGCTAGTCCGGTGAGTGCGCCACCGATCGAGAATGCGAGGGGCTGGAGGACGTCCATGAACCGGCTGTCGAGCGGGGCGATGTCGCCATCGGGCTGGTACACGTAGATCAGGCTGTAGAGCATTCCGAGGACGGTCACGCCAAGCACGAACGCGAGGGTCATAATCAGACCGGCGCGGACTCGAGCCTCAATCTCATCGGGTGTCAGACGTCGTCGTCGAGGGCGCGGGATTTTTTCTTGGGTCATCGGGGTCTCGGTATCGGTCGGAGCAGGCCGCCAGTAGGCAGGCGAGGGCGGTCGCTACGGTGAGCGCCACACCCAGTTTGCTGGTGTTGGTCATTGGGTCTCATTTGGTCTCGAGGATGGCTTTGAAGGCGGCGTCAACCTTTGTGGGGTTATCGGCCATGTCGGGACTGATTTCGTAGTGAACCCATGCGGCGCCTGGGGAGCCGATCGTGGGTTTGTCGTAGACACGCCAGGCGTTGCGGTCGCATCGCCAGCCCGCACCGAAGTTGCCTGGCTTGTAGCGGTTGCCGTAGTCGTGGATTTCCTCGACGCCGAGGGCGTCGGCGTGGCGCTCGAGGAATTGGATTGCGGCGATGATTTGGTTGGCTCCGCCGCCAAGATCGCAGGCTCGGCCGGTCGCATGAACGGACAGCGCATTTGAGTTCGACCCTCGTACTGGCCTGTTCGCATAAATCCCAAGATTCTTCATCTGGAACAGGAACTTCATGTAGTCCTGAAAACGAATTGTGCCTGGGCGAGCCCCTGAGGCGGGATCGGTGTTGCCGGTATACGGCCGACCGGCCGAAGTGTCAGCTGTTTTCTTGGCGGTTGCCATAGTGGTTGACTCCATTTTCGAGGTCGGCGACGATTGCGGCCGCCCAAAGGTGGGCGCCTTCGTTTGTGTCCCACGGGCCCGGCCGATCAACCTCAACGCCATTGATGGTGACGATCACATAGTTGTCGTCTGTGACTGTTGCTAGGTAAATGTTCATCGGATGCTCGGTGTTCCTGAACTATGACAGGCGGCGACGGCGTCGAATGCGGCGGCGGGGCCGGTACGGTTTGTCCATGTCGTGCCGTCGCTTGACGATTGAACGACCACGGCGGTAAATGCGTTACTGCCAACCATGATCATCAAACCCGTGTCGTCTGATGCGGCGGATTTCATTTGGCATGCGGTGGTTGAGGGCGTGCGGTCTGTCCACGTTGTTCCATTTGTTGACGATGAAATGTCTGATGTGCCTGGGGTTCCTGGTGTCACATAGTTGCCCATCGTGATCACCGAGGTGTTACTGGTGAAACAGCAGAATGCGTCAAGGGTGTAGGCCGAGGATCGTGCTGTCCAAGTGAGCCCGTCGGTGGATGATGCGAGGACGTTTGCGGATGCGCCGGTGTCGTTTCCAGCGACCCAAATTGCTTGGGTTTTGGCGTAGAAAATGCCGTTGAACGAGGTGGCGGCCAGCGTCGAGGTTCGTGCTGTCCATGTGATTCCGTCGGGTGATGTGAAGAACGCTCCGCCGGTCGTGCCGGTAACAAATAGTCCGTTGCCGTAGCCGACTGCGGCTAGAGCAGTAGCCGTGCCGCTGGTTCTTGCCGTCCAGGTGACGCCGTCCGTAGATGTCGTGATTTTGCCGCTTGCGCCAACAGCGACCCAAAGTCCGTTCCCGTACGCAATACCGTAAATTGCGCTCGTTGAGAAGCCTGAAGTTCTTTGAGTCCAGGTGATTCCGTCGGGCGACGTGGCAAGTTTGCCGCTGTCGCCAACTGCCACATACTGCGTCTGACCGTCGGCCGCTACGCCGTTAATGTTTGTCGTTGAAAAACTTGAGGTACGAGACGTCCAGGTTGTGGCCGTTGTTGAGGTGGTTGTGTAAAGGTTGCCTCCGGCTCCGGCGATCACCCATTGATAGGGCAAAGTAGGCGAACTGCCGGTTGCGGCGGATACGGCAGGGATCATGTCGCCGTGTTTCCAAAAAGCACCCATTCGTTTGCGGCAATTTTGGTGACGCATACGACGCCGTACTGGCCGTTAATTTTGGTTTTTGAGCCTTGTGACCGGATGTTGGTGGTGGCCGGTGTTGTGGCGGCCACGGTCACCTGGCCTGCGCCGCCCTGGTAGAGCAGGATCTGAGTACCGATCGCAAAGTTGACGTTTGCGTCGGTGTTGATCGACAGGGTGATCGCCGAGGCGTTGGTGAGGGTGACGAGCTTGGCGGCGTCGGTCAAGGCCAGCGTGTAGGTCGTGCCGGTTTGGGCGTTGATTTGAAGGGCGGCTAAATCGTTGACGCCACCGGCGATTTGGTTGACGTTGGAGGCGGATAGCACCTGTCCGTCTGTGTAAGCGGCCGAGATCGGGTAGGTGGTGGTCATGGGTCTCCTAAAGGGTGTTGGTTCCGAGAATACCGAACTGGGCGGATCCGAGGATAAATGCTGTGCTGAGGGGTTCTCGAGTGATGAGGCGGGTCACCCAGGTTGCGGGGGTAATGGTGTGTTCTACGCCTTGTACCGTAACTCGCAAGTCGAGGACGCTAGTGGGGGTTTGGGTGCGGACAACATAGATGGGATCGCCGAAATCAAGCGATAGTGCGGGAAGGACTCGGTTTGATGGGGATGAGATGTCGAGGGTTATGGATTCGATGCGGATTCGTGGTGTTTTGCGGTAGGACAGGATTGAGTTGCCGATAGCGGTGGCGGCGGCGTTGTTGCGGCCGAGAAGGCCCGTGAGGGTATAGGTGCGGGTGAAATAGTTAGCGATGGAAGTGGCGTCAGAAACAGTTTGTGCTGTGCCGCCGTGGTTTGTCACGGAGATGACATTGGATAGTTCGGTTTCGTCAAAAGCAACGTCCACGGCTTGGTAGTCAATGCCGGTTCCGTCGTCGGCGAAAGTGGTGGCTGTGCCTGAGGCTTGTTGGCTGATTGCGCCTCGGCTTTTGAATGTAGCGTTGCCGTTGCCGTCCATGTAGAAACCGCCAAGTTCGGTTTCCTCAACTGTTTGGATTGCTTCGAGGGTTGATCGAAGTGTTCCTGGGTCGTTTTGTAATTCTCGATCGCCGGTGTCAATTGATCGCATGTCGGACGGCCAATCCACCATGTCGAGCAGTTGGTTGACTCGTGTGCCTGGAAGGTCGCCGGTGGCGGCCCCGGTTACCGTTTCGACGTTGGATAGGGCTAAAAGTCGGAAGCCGTCGTCGGCTTGGATTGTGACTCGGGCATAGTCGGTCCCTTTGGGCCAATCCCAGTCCCATGAACTGATAAAGCCCGAAAACAGGGCGTACTCGACGCCGAGGTATTCGGATGTGATTTTTACTTGGCGTAGCGGAAGGATTTGTCCGTAGTAGGGGCTGGCTGTGTTGTCAGGATTCCAATCGCCGTTGAAATCCCACCAAGTGACGGAGCATCGGCCGGGGGTGTAATGCTCAAAGATTCGGTCTCGACCTCGCCGGATCGAAATGTTGGTGACGTCGCTGGTGATGTCAACTATTTGGCTGGTTGATGTGCCGAGGATGTTTGTGCCCAAGATGCCGTTGAGTTCATCGCCGAGAATGAGAACGTTTCCAAATGATGGACCGGTTCCGAGGCGTAGCCGGACGGTGGGTTGGGCGGGGAGTGTCATGTGTTGGAATAGACAAGTTGTGCGCCGTTGCGTTGAGCGTCAACCAAACCTTTTCGGATGGTCTCCACGAGGTCTCGTTCGCTGGTAACGGATCCGGCAACATTGACTGAGAGGTTGGTGACGCCTCGAGTTCCACCGCCGCTAGCAAGGGCTCCAAAATCAATACCTGGCGGCAGATAGTGGGATTGGCCGGTGGTTGGGTCAACAATGGTGACGCCGGTTCCCCTGGTTTCCGATGGTGTGTCGCCAGGTCGAACATTTTGGCCGCCGACCGTGCGGATACGGATTGTCACCGTTCGATCCTGAGATAATTCGTTCAGAAGTTTTTTCGCCTCATCAAATTTACCTTGATCCAACAAAGCCAAAATCTTTGTTTGTTTTTCAGCTGGAACGTCGCCAAGTAGTTCTATGTAACCGGCAACATCGCGATACAAATTCGCAAGTGCTTCTTGTGCCGCTCTTATGGAAGCAGGTGTTTTTTCCTCTAAAGCTGAACCAGCGGCTTTGTAAACTTCATCAAATGAGTCGACAACATTATTGAATGCTTCTGTTTTGTCTAACCGGCCAAGTAGTTCGTCCCAAGTGTCAATCAGGCCGTTGAGATCAGAGTCAAAATCTTGGGTTGCTCGGCTTGTTCGGACAAGTTCGTATTGTGCGGCTCGGAGCGCTCCACGGGATAGGCCGAGTGCTTCATCAGCTTTGCCAAGACTTGTGGTGGCTTTATCAGTATTTCCGCTGAAAAGTTTCCAAAGTTTGATTCCTGCGTCTAAAGCAACGTTGCCCGTTTTGACGGCTGTATCGGTATTAGTCGAAAAGTCAATGAACTTTGCCAAGTAGGTTGCGGCTTCGGCTAGGGCTGGAACTAATTTTTGTCCCAACGAGATAGACAGTTCCTCAACTGAATCGCTCAATGCGTCTTGTGCTTCACGGAACTTTTTTGCTCGATCGACTTCCTCTTGGCTGATGACTTTGACGTCGGAGACTGCGCCGAGACTTTTCTGGAGTTCGTCGGAACCGACGTTGATTAGTTCTGCGAGGTCAGTCCAGGATTTCCCAAGAACCTTCGTCGCCATTGCGGCTCGCTCGGCCGGGTCTTTAATGTTCTTAAGAGCTTGGATCGTGTTCAGGAAAGTTTTGTTGACGTCGACCGTGCCGTCTTTGGTGTATTCAATCTCGGCTCCCATCTCGCCGAATGCTTTGGACCCTTCCCCGATGGCTTTGTTCATCCGGTTGATTGCCGATTGAACAGTTCGAGCTTCCACTCCCATGTCTCCGGCGACTTCTGTCCAGCGGGAGGCGTCCTCGACGGCTAGGCCGGTGGCATCAGCAAATTTACTGGCTCCGATCGCCAGGTCTTGGAATGCGCCTATGCCTTTGACGGCTAGGCCGACTAGGGCGGCTCCGGCCGCTGAGGCCAGTTTGCCTGCGTTTGCTGAAATGAAATCGCTGGCCGCTCCGAAGCCTGCTTTCATTTTGTTGAAGCCGCCTTCGGCTTCGCCAACCTTCTTTTTGAGGTTGTCAAAACCGGCTTCGGCGGCTTTCAGGCCTTTGTCGCCGAATTCGGTAATGATGGGGACGGTTATGGCCATTAGCGAATCCTCATAAGTTGTTTGTTGGCGGCGTCCTCAACCTGGCTGATCAATGGTTTCAGTTCGTCAACGATCGTTTCAATCGAGTCGTCGATGTCTTTCCACATGAATCGTGACGGGTCGCCAAGACGGGCGGAGAGGGCTTGAGCGAAATTGGGGCGGCGGCGATTGGCGGCGGCTCGGCTGGATGCGCCTCCGGCTTTACCGGCCATGTCGGCAATGGCGACGGATGAGCCTCGGGTGGTGAGCCGGACGACGTTGATGACGTTTGTGCCGGTGGTTCCGACCCTGCGTCGAGGAAGCCTGGTATCGGTTCGAACGGATACTTTTTTGGGGGCCCAGCCTTTGACCCCGTTGTGATCCCAGCCTGACAGGGGAGCGGTTTTGGGAATCCGCTGGTCAATTTTGTCTTTGAGCGGTTTGACGATCCGTTGGACGTCTTTGGCAAACTGTTTTTTCAGTTCGGGTTCAAAGCGTCCGAGGACACGGAGGCTTTCTTGGAGGCCTTGAACCTGGATGCTCATTTGTTGTTGTCCATTTCCAGCAGGATCCTAGTGATCTCGTCAAGGAGCGTTGGTGGGCTCTCCAGCAGCTCTCGAGGGCTGATGCCGAGCCGAATGGACAGGGCGGCTATCAGGTTTGTGTAATACCCTGCTCGTCCTTGTGTTCTTTTGGGACGATCTCTATGTCAGCGACCGTGTCCAGGAATTGTGGCCATACCTTGACGGTGATGTTTGCTTTTCGGCAGGCCTCGTAGGCGAGGTATGAGATTTGTTTGAATTTGACGGGGTTGAACATTTGGGCGGCGGCCTGTCCTGGGTGGTGGTCCTCCCAGGCGCAGGCGACCGCATAGGTGATCGGGGCCAAGTGTTCTGAGCCGTCTCGAAAGACGACTTTGACGTCCATTCCAATCATGTCGGGCTCCTATCGATCAGGTAATGTCGCGTGCCCAGGTTCCGCCGGTGAACGTGACGTTCACGACGGACAACTCGCCTACGGTTGAGGCGACAGGCTGGAAGTTGGCCAGGAATGCTCCGGTGATGGTGTATTCGGGGTTCGTGGCCGATTCGGTTGTGCCTGAGGGTGAGATTGTGAGGGTCACGGCGTCGTCGCCGCAGATGTCGTAGAGGGTGGCTTCGATTTCGCTTGCGCCGTAACTGTTGAACATCGTCAGGGTGACGTCGACGGTCTGTAGGCCTTTGGTGAACGTGTGGCCGCCTGCGCCCATCGTGGTGGTCTCGAGTTGGTCGTAGCCAACTGTGAGCATGACGGCCGAGCATTGGTCGGATACGTCGACTGCGCCGATGGCGACGGTGGCGTTGGACAGGAAGGTAGTTACTGCCATTGTGGCTCCTTAGTTGCGCCGTGAGCCTATTCTCACGGTGAGGTCGTATGCGGGTATTTCTTGATTTCCAATGGTGGCCAAAGACGGTTGTCCGCCGGTAACGGCAAGTCCCTGGTCAGCCATCAGCGTGTCGATTGTTGTCAGCAGGTAGTCCGAGGCGTCCTGGTTCCCCGGCGGTGCGGCTAAGACCCGCAGGATGAACGTCAAATCCCCGACGTTGTAAGTGAAACTTGTGAACGTCGGAAGTTCGATGAAAACGGTGAGTGGTCGGGCATTGCGTGGGTCGGTGACTGGTACAAGGCCAAGTGCTGTGATGCGGTTGGCGATCGCCGTGACGGCTTCGGCAAAGATCCCTGTGGCGGCCATACATCACGCCACCTGGGCTCGGTTACAGCCGAGCAGGGAAAGGATTTGACCCATTGACAGGGTTGGTGATCCTCCGGTCGAAAAATCCTGGAACGATTGAATGCCGTCGATTGAGCCTCGAGAGCGGTACTGGCTGGCGGCGTACACAATGGTGCCGAGTTTGACGTCGCCACCAGGGACGGTGGTGAGGCTGTCGAAGTAGCCGGATTCCTGTCGTTTGCGGTAGGCCCATGCGTTGGCGGCTGACACGCAGGTGGCTAGGAAGGCGGTGTCGTTCGCGGTGGCCGACGCGATACCGAGGAACTCTTGAACCATGGCCGAAGTGATCCAGGAGCAGGTGATCGTGTAGTCGATCGTGCCGAACGGGTCAACAGCGTCGGGTTCAAGATCGTCGCCGGAATCCAGGTAAAGGACTTGATTCGGGATCGGATAGTCCGGATCAAACAGCAGGACGCCGTAGTTGTCGACGCCGATGAATTTGAACTCGGGGATGGCCACGACAACGTGCGTGCCATCGAGGCCATCCCCAAGCCCTGTCACAACGATCGACTGCCCGACTGCAATGTCGCTCGCCGTGAGGGTCTGAATCACGGCGACGTCATCCAACCTCATGCGATGAGTGATGGAGTAGGTCGCCATGATTCGTGACTCTCGGTTTCGCTATGCGCGGGTAACGAACATCTCGCTGTCGATCATCAGCGTGGCGAAGTAGCCGCGGAAGGCGATCGTGCGTGCGAGCAGGCTCGGGTTTTCGATAGAAATAACGCCCTTCTGCTGTTCCCAGCATTCGAAGCCTGCGGTGTTGCCAACCCAAACTTCTTTGCTGGTGAGCGGGTCGAAGTTGCGGTCCACGACCACCTGGAGGCCGAAGGCGTTGCCGTTGAAGGATCCTGCGTCTTGCTGACCGAAGGCGTTCATGGCTCCAGCGTTCGGGAACAGCGGGCGGCCGGTCGTGTCGACGAGTGCGCCCAACTTCTTCCAGTAGTCAGTTCCGACCATGAGGACGTTGGGAAGGTTGCCGTCCGAGTTGGTAAGGATCTTGGCGGCGGCGTTGTACACGAATGTAACCCAGTCGGCCGGGTCGGTGTCGTCGGTGAGCGCTTCGGTTTGAGTGACTCCGGCGACGAACTGGGTGCAGGCCTCGACATCGGTTTGGTTGGCGTAGATGCGTCCCATGTCGTCGATGAGGGCTCCGAGTACTTCGGGCGACGACCAGTCGATCGAGGCTTCCGAAAGCTCGACGTAGCCACCGAAGATTTTCTTGGTGACCTGCTCGTCGCTCACAACAAACGTGCCGGACTGGATCGTGGTGCCCTGGGTGACCGAGGCGATCGACGTGTGGGTCGTGACCTTGGGTCGGATGAACACCTTGCCGCCCTGGGGCATGGCGCGGGTGCCGACTGCGTCGATGAGTGGGCGGAGGCCGCGGAACGAGTTAAACACGGGTGCGGCGACCGGAATCGGGAGCACACCGTCGAGGTCGCCCGTGGTGACGTCGGGGGCGGCGGCCTTGATGTTGGCGTTCATCTGTGCGAATTCGGATCCACCGGCCACGAACGCGGCGATGTATTCGCCGATTGACGGCAGTTTGAACGCACGCTTGGGCTCCGCGTAGAGCGGAAGCGTGGGGATGATGGCCGGAGCCGAGGCCTCGACCGGGGTTGCTTCTGACATTGAGTCCTCCTCGGGCTCTATTGGGGTTGGTTCTTCGTCGGGCTCATCCTCCGGACTGGAGGCGGCGACTTTTTCTATTCGCGCTTGTTCGAAAGCGGGCTCGGCGACGATCGAGAGCTCGCTCCATCTGCCTGACTCGACGATCATGGTTCCGTCGTTGTCAAACGAGAACTTGGTGGGGACGACGCCGACGCTGACGCTGTCGTAGGCGCCCATTTTCAGCAGCTCAAGGGTGTCGTTGGCGTCGCGTGTGTCGGCGAGGCGGGCGGTGAACATCATCCCTTCGGATGTGTTGACTCGTTCGGTGACGATGCCGCGAACCTTGCTGGAGTCGTGACCTTCCAGGAGGCGAGGGGGGCGCCCGTCCTCCGGAAGGCTCCCAGGCTGAAACATGACTTTCTGCCCAAGACTGTCGGTCGTGGTGACGTTCCACGGGACGGCGAGGCCGGTGATCGAACGCGACGGCAAGCCGTCTTTGGCGGCGGCGTCGATCGTGAAGTTTCCGGCGGTGAAGCGAATCATTCGGTGACATCCTCTCTGATTGAGGTCGGTGTGTCTACCAATGGCGTTTCGACCATGTCGTTGTCGCCGAGGTAGTCGTCGAGGTCGAACTCGATGTGTTTGCCTGCGGCGATCACGTTGTTACCGGAGAGGGTTTCCTCGATACAGTCGATGTACGGTTTGGCGCCGAAAAGGTAGAGGTCTTGGCGGGCTTGTAAAGCGTTTTGGTAGGTCATGCCGGTTCCGGTGGGTGCGCCGACGAGGTAGGGCGGGATGTTGGCCAGGCGGGCCAGTTCAAGTGCCTGGTATTGGCGGGCTTCGACGAGCTGAAGTTTGGCGGGGTCGCTCGAGAACTCTTTCCATTCGACGAACTGGTTGAGTGCGCCGATCGCGTTGCGTTGCCTGGCGGCCGACCAGGCAGCGGCCATTTCGCCAAGCTCATCGCCGCTCATCGGTTCCGCACCTGGGGTCTGTTGTAGGTAGCCGGCCGCAATCTCGTTGGCGGCGAAACGTCGTGC